GCCTAGCTCATATGTTAGGAGAGTAATGGAAATTGGCAAATGGAAAATGGCTCAGGCTTGGCGTCACTTTAAACGTCCAGCAAGTTCTAAGGGCATGTGGAAACAATTCGTCGACGATAGTAAAGAACAGGCCTTCATGGGAACTATCACACCCGAGTTTGACGAATTAAGTCCTAGAGAAGAACAGTATTATCAAAAACCCCCTTTTAGCACCAATGAAGTTTTTCTTGGCTCTAAAGGCGGACAACCTGGACCAGGGAGACCGGGGTATGACAGAGGGGGTCAACTCAAAGGAACTTATGTGAATCAAAAAGGATATGAGGCTAATGTTAAAAAAATGTATGATCAAAATGCAGATTATGATGCCATTAAAAAATTAAAAAAGAAATTTAAAAACAATAAAAATATATCAGGTCATGATTTAGATTACGGAATGAATCACCAGTTACGTGATAATTTTAAACAAAATTATGAAACTTCTCTTCAGCAAGAAAAAAATAAACGCTGGTTAAAAAAGAATAACTATATTGCCGTGGATCAATTGGCAGATGATATAGATGTTAGTAAGAATGCTTTATTAAAAAATAGAGATAATTGGCTTAAAAAATATAAACCTCTTAAAAATATTGGAACAGGAGAATATGGTCCAAATACAGTGTGGATTAAAAAACCTACCAAAGAGCAGTCATTCGCTATTCAGGAGTTTCATCCAGGTACAGGAGGAGCACAAGGAGGTTTTAAACAATTTACTGTTGATGCCATGAAAGAATTACATGGGGATGAAAAATTTTTAAAATTTATCAAGGATTTTAAACCTGATGATGACATTTCAGCTTCCACCATTAGAAAAATGTTTAGTATGAATGCAGCGTATTCTCCATATGTTCTTAATGCATATGCTTCCGTTTTAGATGGAACAGAAAAAATTAAAGGGATTAAAGTTAATAAAGCATTAGCTCAAAAGATAAAAGATAATATTTATTATTCCTCTTCTGGTGAAATGGGAGCGTGGCATCGGGCTGCAAGAAAAATTGCTGTTAAGGAATTGGATCGTGTTTTTAATCCTGATAAAGTTAAAGGAAAGAATTTTCAGAATCGAATTGACGATGTTAGAAGTGTTCTAGACAAATATGGATTAGGTAAATTAAATGTTGATGAAATTCAAGCTTTAAAAACTGGGTATCGAGGTGGAACTGGACCTTATTCTATTTTTAGTCAGATTTTAACTAAACAAATGAATCAAAAATTAAAGGGCTCTCAGTTTGATGCTCAAACTTCTAAACGACAGGTGAAATTAAACAAAGCTATTAAAGCTGAAAATTGGGATTTGGTGGATGATATTATCAAAGAGCAAGATGATTATGTTGAATATTTTAGAAAAACACACCCTCAATTCGAAAACGTAAATCTAACAAAATTTGATTTAAGAAAACCTAAAGATGTGATGGGGGATCGTAGATGGTATTCTCTTCCAGAAGAAGCTAGGAAAGCTTTGAGAGAAAATTGGCGAAAACAGCAGTATAGTTTAAATCTTGGAAAAAATCTTACTACTCAAGTGGAATTAAAAACAAAACTGGGCAAGACTAGTTCAAGAAATAGAATACTTCAAGACATAGGTTTTCCTATTAAAAAATGTTTAAATCTTGCTAAAGGAGGATCACCTGATCAATGTATTAAAGGTGTGATTAATGAAACTATTGAAAAAGCTAAAGGAACAGGTTCAGAAGCTAAAGCGGCTCAAAAGATACTTAAAAAATCTACAGGGGTGGCGACTAAATTGGGATACTTAATTGGTTGGGCCGATGCTCCACTTGAAATTTCTTTCGCTGCACCTCACTTGTTGATGGGAGATGTGGAAGCTGCTAAACGTGCAACGACTTTTGGACTAACGGGATGGGGAAAAGTTGATCTAGATAATGTGGATAATCCTGAAGCTAGAAAATATTTAAAACATAGAAGAGATACTGAGGATTGGATTAATAATTGGGAGAAGCACTATTATTATAGTGAGAAATTAAAAAATCTTCCAGACAATGCTTCAGATGCTTTAAGAAATACTATAGAGGCTGAAGTTAATAAACGTGCATCTAATATGGACTCTATAGCACAGAACTATGAGGGCTATGATCGAAGTGGTTCTGAAAATGAAAATTGGGCTTATAATCCTGAAGAGCTAGCTGGAAAGAAAGCAGCTAAAAACTGGATTGATACTAAAGTGGAAACAGATTTAGATAAACAATTAGCAAAAACACATGGACTACATGGAGATCCTTTTTTATTAGATTTAGCGTCTCCTTATGCGGATGTAGAAAAAGAAAAACTTAGAGCTTCTCCAACTGATTTAGAATCCTTTATTAAAACTAAGGGAGAAGATTTTCATGGAGATCCTGAAGGATGGTGGTTTTATAGACCTCTTAAACAGGAAGAAGCAGAAGCACATGGTGTTGGGAATATTTATGATGATTATTATATGGGCGCAAGTGAAGGAAAAGATATAAGAGATTCTTATTCCTCGATCCCATTAGACTATGCAAGTCAACTAGGAGCTTTAGAAGCTAAAGAAACAAGAGAAGGTTTAAAAAGAGCGAGATATAATCCATTAAGTGAAATGTATTATAATAAAGGTGGCAGAGTCTCGTACCTAGATGGTGGAATAGTGAGTTTATTAAAAAAATGAAAAACCCAACGTTAGTTAAAAATATGCAGCATGTGAAATGGAAGGAGATTCCTCCTTTAAGAGGGCCGAATCCACAAGGGTTGCGAAAAGAAGTTAAACAAGATACAAAGAAACCGGAGAAGTTAAATGGCAGACAATCGAATAGATAAATCTCTCCCAAATACGCTTGTTGATGAGAAGCTTCCTGGAGAAGAAGTTATCGAAGAAGTTGATATTGCGGAGGAGTTAGGAAAAAAACCAATTGAAGTGACGCCTGAAGAAGACGGCGGAGCAACAGTTGATTTTGATCCACAAGCTAATCCTAGACTTCCAGGAACCGAAGAACATTTTGATAATCTCGGTGATCTTTTACCTAATGAAATTTTAGACCCAGTCGGTAATAAACTGACGGGGGATTATATGGACTATAAAATGTCCAGAAAAGATTGGGAGCAAGCTTATATTACCGGTATAGATCTTTTAGGATTTAAATATACGAATCGAACTCAACCCTTTCAAGGCGCGAGCGGTGCAACTCACCCCGTTCTTGCAGAAGCGGTTACACAATTTCAAGCACAAGCTTATAAAGAATTATTACCCTCTGATGGACCGGTAAGATCTCAAATTATTGGAGCTTCGACTCCTCAAAGACAACAACAAGCCGATCGTGTTAAAGACTTTATGAATTATCAAATTCTGGATGTCATGAAAGAATATGAACCTGAATTTGATTCGATGCTGTTTCATTTACCATTAGCAGGATCGACTTTCAAAAAAGTTTATTACGATGAACTTTTAGGACGAGCGGTTTCAAAATTTGTTCCAGCGGATGATCTTGTGGTTCCTTATACCGCAAATTCACTCGATGATGCAGAAGCTGTGGTGCATGTAGTAAAAATGTCAGAAAATGATTTAAGAAAACAACAAATAATAGGATTTTATAGTGACATTGAACTCGCAGCACCCAGTTATCCACCAGATGACAGATTAAAAGATGCAGAACGAAAATTAGAAGGCACTCAACGTACTGCACGAAACGAACAACTTTATACACTCTTAGAGTGTCATGTTAATTTAGATTTAGAAGGATTTGAAGATTTACATCCTGAAACGGGTGACCCGACAGGAGTAAAATTACCATACGTCGTAACAATTGAATATGGTAGTCAAAAGGTTCTTTCAATAAGAAGGAACTTCGCGCCCAATGATCCATTGAAGAAGAAAATCCAATACTTTGTCCACTTCAAATTTCTGCCAGGACTTGGATTTTACGGATTTGGACTCATTCACATGATTGGCGGTTTGAGCAGAACTGCAACGGCTGCTCTCCGCCAATTATTAGACGCAGGAACATTATCCAATTTACCAGCTGGATTTAAACAAAGAGGTGTGCGTGTTAAAGATGATGCACAACCCATTCAGCCAGGAGAGTGGAGAGATGTTGATGCACCGGGTGGAAATTTAAAAGATTCATTTTTTAATTTACCTTACAAAGAACCTTCACAAACGCTTTTACAATTAATGGGAACCGTTGTAGCGGCGGGTCAAAGATTCGCGGCTATTGCAGATATGCAAGTGGGCGAAGGAAATCAAAATGCGGCTGTGGGAACAACAATCGCTTTACTTGAAAGAGGTTCTCGAGTCATGAGTGCAATTCACAAAAGACTTTACGTAGGAATGAAACAAGAATTTAAACTTTTAGCAAAAGTGTTTTCAACTTTTTTACCTCCCGAGTACCCTTACGATGTGGTGGGAGCTGCAAAAAATATTAAACAAACCGACTTTGATGACCGAATTGATGTTTTACCGGTAGCGGATCCAAATATCTTTTCTATGTCTCAACGAATTACAATGGCACAAACAGAATTACAACTTGCGATGTCGAATCCTCAGATGCATAATTTATATGTAGCGTATCGTAAGATGTATGAAGCAATCGGGGTCAAAAATATTGATCAGGTATTACCTCCACCGCCGCCTCCTCT